GCCCTAAACATAGAAAACAACCGACTTTAGATCGTGCCAATCACATTTACTTGCCCGTCAATGGCGGCATGATGTATGTTCCCAGCGGACAAAAGCAGGGGGTTCTAGGACAAACTTTTTACGGATCGAAGGCTGGTATACCCACCGGACAAAGTGCCCTATTCAGTCCTGGTCAAACACTTGAAAATCAGCCCGGTGTCAATCCTAGTGGATACCCTGTGCAGTGGCGTTTTCCCGTTGCCTATAATTCGTTCCCAGTTGATCGTACGCTCGGAGCGCCAGACGTTCCGTCTTTTCAACAATTACGCAGTCTTGCAAAACTTTATAGTGGTATTGGAATTTGTGAGCGTGCTTGGTTCGATATGGTTCCACGTATGAAACTGAAGATTACCCTTAAACCGGAGTATGCGGCAGCCGGGGCAGATGAGAAGGATTATCAAGCGGAGATATCCTATTTCCGTACATGGTTTGAGTCTCCTGATAAGATGCACGATCAACATAGTTGGCTCCGCATGTGCCTACGGGAGCAAACACAGGTCGATGAACTGTATCTTTACAAGCGTAAGAAACGTGGTGGTGGTCTGTACTCGCTAGAAATTGTAGCAGGCGATCAAATGAAACCAATCCTTGACGATTGGGGTAAACCACCACAGCCACCGCAAACGGCATATAAACAATACCCTTGGGGATTGCCAGGGAAAGAGTTTCGCACCGATGAGATGATTCACTACCAAGAATCACCGGCAGCAGATAACCCATACGGACAATCTCGCATCGAACGCATTATCATGCTCGTCAATCAGGCCTTACGCAAACAGAAGAAGGATTTGAGTCACTTTACCGAAGGAAACATTCCACAAGGCATGATGTTAGTGCCAGAAAACGCCACATGGACGCCAGACCAAATTGATAGCTTTGAGCAGGCTTGGAATGCACTACTGGCGGGTAATGCAACGCAGCAGGTTAGGATGAGATTTACGCAACCTGGAATGAAATACCAGCAGTTTGAACAATACGCGCTTGACCCAGCATTTGATAAGTTCATCCTGAATATCGCCGTCTCTGTGTATGGCATGTCGATGCAAGACGTAGCCTTTACTGAGGATATCCACAAGAGTAGTGGTGACTCACAGCAAAATGTGACTTATCGGCGTACAATTGACCCACTCGCTATTATTTACGCTAGCTTCATCACTGAATGCATTAACAACGACTTTGACCCTGATTTGCATGGCGATATGTTTGAGGCGTCGTTTGGTGGATATGACGAGCAAGAAGATTTACAGACTGAAGTAGCGGCATATAGTGAAGCTATCCAAAACGCTATGATTTCCCCTGCACAAGCCGCTAAAAAACTTGGAATGCCTGAAATTCCCGAGACTGGACCGCTATTTATCACGCAAGGTGGTATTGTTCCACTTGCAAACTTTGAAATCGGATCAAAGGCAAGAGAAGCACAGGATGCCGCACAGATTGCAGGGTTACAACAAACTGCAAAGCCAGGGCAGCAGCAGGAGGAAGAGTCTGACGGAAAAGACACTGAGAGTAAGCTAGGTAGTACGAAGCAGAGTAGCAACAAGGCTGAACAGCATCGCCAAATCAAAGCCAGCGATCTCTATAGCCTGGATGACGACGAAGAAGTAGAGATGCCAGAAGGCGCAGAGGATGAGCCTCTTGAGGAAGAGGAAGATCCTGAAACTGCTCAAGAAGACGCTGAGTGGGAAGAGGAGATTGCACAACTGCTCAAAGCTGATGAGAGCGAGCCGTTCACCCTCCTCGAACGTCATGTCCCAGGTGGCCACGATCAGAAGACACATGGCGATTTTGCTCATCCTGCCTATGGTGTGAAACATGACACCTCTCCACAAGCCAAACAAGCATCACAAGCAGCCGCGTCATTACAACCGAAGTTGCAAGCAGCAGAGACTGCCATGCAATCGGCACGTGACGCACTCCACCAGGCTCAGGCTACTTTACATAATGCAGCGCCATCTGATAAAGCAGCAGCACGCGATGCACTCCATAAAGCCGAAGCTACTTTACATAACGCTGCACAACAGGCTCGCACGCTTCGAGAACAGGAAAAAGAGCAACGCCAACAAGCAGCAGCAAAAGCGCGAGCAGAAAAAGCTGAAGACCGCGCTAAATTGCAAGCTGAGAAGGCCAAAGCACAAAAACTTGCAGCGCAAAAGCAATCAGTCGCTGCCAATCTCAAGGCGCAAAAAGCGAAGGCTCATCTACAGAAGCAGGCTACCGCAGCGAAGGCGAAAACAGCACGTATGGCGGCATCAGCGCAGAAATCAGCACACGCAGCCGCAACAAAAGCCGCTAAAGCATCGGTGAAGGGAGCCGCGTCTCAGCAACACGCTGCCCTCAAAGCAGCGAAAGCGCAACAGAAGGCCGCAAAAATGCTGCAATCACTAACCAATACTATTGGCGCAAAGGCACAACTCTACAATGCTCTATCAGCTCGTAAGATTAGCAAGACTTGGACCGCTCAGGATTCAGCCGATGCACAGGCTATTGCTTCTGATCTGCACAGCCTCATGAATGCCGTCAATTCGCATTTGGATGAAGGGAATGCCTCATCTCTGGTACAGCACTTAACACAATCCATAGGACAGTTGCAGGGACAGAAAGGCATAACCCAAGCCAGAGCGGGCGTACTGGAGAAGCTGGCACAGAAAGCACAACAACAGATGTCCCGTTCAGTCCTTTCTGATGATGAAAACTATGATGAGAGTGAAGACGAGGAGGAATGGTTTGATGAGACTGATGAAGAGGGGCAAGAGAGAGAGAGACGCTACACCATTAGCGAATTACTTCGACTACTCACACAACAAATGCAAGAGGAGACGGCAAGCCAAGACCATACACAGGGTACTCTCCGATCCGAAAAAGAGGGAGCAGTTGATACGGGAGATGGCCGTGCGCAGCACGCCGCTACGATCAATGGTGCCTCGGAAGATTATAAGCGTTGGAGACAACGAGCCATAGATGATGTAAAGACAGGCAGGGCACAGCGCGGTTTCACCTCCATAGTTATCCCTGAGGGTATCCATAAGCATATTAGTATTGCCCTAGAGCGATGTAGTACACCAGATGATGTACGTGAGGTCTTTAGAGCTGCGCAGACGAATGATTTTCACTGGCAGGACACGAATGCGCCCGTGCAACGTTTCCTTGCTCAACTCTCATCACAAGGGGTCAAGACGATCACGTGGCATGCATACTTGGGTGCATGTGGCGAGTGTACAGTGAATGATGGGCAGACAGTTCCTCTTGGATCACGTTTCCCTTCAGGATCATATATTGTGCCCAGCCACGCCAATTGTGTTTGTGAGTGGACAGATAGCCAGGGGAAGCGGTATGAATGGACTGGTGTAGATGGTGAATACAAACAGGTGACCCATCAGAGAAGTCTTGAGCGCAGTAAAGAACCTCTGTACCTCTTCCTCGACCTCGATGGTGTATTCAGTATCCCAAATGCAGATTTGCCTGCTGTAGAGGTCGATGGTAAGGAAGCGTGGATTATTCCTCAGGTAAACGCTCTGCTCCAGGCAATTGACCGTGAGAAGCGCCTCAAACCGATATGGCTCACTCATTGGGGCAGGAAGGCCAATGCATGGAATGATGCCGCTGGTGTTGACCATTGGACTGTACGGTTTCCACTTTCAGAAAATCGGGAGACTGAAGCAAATCAATTGTACCCAGACCTCGACAGGAAGGTGCTGGCGATCCAGTATGCCATGCGTCAAGAACAGGCTGCCTCTGCAATTTGGGTTCAGGATGGGTTTGCACCGGAAGAGGAGGAATGGGCAGCACGATCTGGTGTACGCCTGGTGAATACCAATGAGGAGCCTCTCCATTCGCTGCTATTGAGTGATCGGGCCAATGCCATAAGCGAAATGATTGGCACGTTGGTGGGAAGCGAGGTGCATATGTGAGTAGTGCATCGGATATGAGTAATCTCATCAGGGCATTCTCCTTGACGGTCAACAATCGTAAGAAGCGGCGTCCCGGCAGCCACTATCAAGAAATTACTTGTCTGGGAGTCGTCTTCCTGCATCATGGGCGTTTTACTCGTGTCGCACTCAATACGACCGAGCTGAAACCGCTTTACAACAGTCTTGGTGAGATGAAGGAACAACTTGCCTGGTGGGGTGATGTCACAATCGAGGGACTGGAAGAGGAGGAGAGTGCATGAACGACAACACGTGTCCTATTTGCCACAAACCCTATTGGCACTATGGCACTGCGCTCACGTTGTATTGGAGTGGGACCGTTTATGAAGTGTATACCACACTTGGTAATTCTACAGTCCCTCAGTATTGTACAGGACATCCCCTCTATGTTATTCAGCCTTTGGAAGAAGAGGAGAGGACTGAAGTACCCAAAGCCTTCTACGATGCTTTTGATGAAGAGGTGTGGCGTGAGTGAGAAACTCTACCATCACGTACCACATCAGTACAATCCTCGTAATGTGAATGCAATACATCGTGAGGAGGTGAAACGAGCTGGTTTCAATCAAGCAGTGGCAGTGGCTATGACAAAGTTGATGTCAGCGATGCTCACCTTCTGGATAGTCGGGCTCTTTATTGCTGTTTGGATCATCATACAATCTACCTCACTTGCTTGGGATAAATCCCCTTACCCGCTGTTACTCACCATTCTCAATCTTCCGCAGATTAGTATGATGATTGCTCTTGGCGTGGGACAAGGGGTACTGGGCAGGAAACAGGAACTGCAAGCGGATGAGACGTATCAAACGACACAGAAGACCTATCATGATAGCGAGCAGATAGCAAGGCATCTCGACAGTCAGGATACAGCACTCATTGAGTTGCAGAAGGATATTGCAGCATTGAAAGAGCAGTTGAATAGCAAACTGGTGAGGGCGAGTGCGAAGCCAAAGGGGGCTGTATGAGCATTCTCACTGTCGATCCACTCACAAAAGTTGAGACACGGCCATCAGGCATCATTGTAAGTATGCCGGACGCCCTTCTCTGCCTCTGCAACGAATGTTATAACATCAAAAATATCATTGTCTACCAGGATGAACACGTTCCTCGCTATCGTGGCATTACCATGTGTATCTGTCACCTCCAAAGCATTGACACGCAGCAATGCCTCCAGCACATTCAGCAGATACGCAAAGAGTTGTTGCCGGTACATAGTTATGCAGGTCAACAGGATTGGACAATGGTTGTTGATCACATCAATACTATTTGGGACAGGTTGAGTCTGCTTTCCGCAGGTTTGGGTGGGAAAGAGTGAGATAATGAGTGAATCTGAACATCTCTTCCGCATGCCGATCAAAAGTGCCGATACGGGTGATACGTTGGCTCTTATGAGTGCAAGCGGCCTGCTGCTATGGTCTAAGCGCAAGAAACGGTGGGAGTCATTTGATATCAACTCTCTCATGAAGATGTATGCGGAGGTGGTGAAGATGTCTGGTGTTATTGTGGTTGGGAAAGAAGAAACCGCTTGATGAAATAGGGAAAGTCACGTTATATTTAATAGAGTGCCTTGACGCCACGTCTATAAAACGTGGTTTTTTTGTTTTTCAGGAGGTCATATGGATTTTCTCAAGTGGGTTTTCGCTCTATGTGCGCGTACTTGGTACACTGGTGTGGCGTGGCTACGTTTCAAATGGCAAACGAGGAATGATCCATCGACAACAGTATCATGGTTCCCTATCCAGGGAAAAGTAGTAGTTCACCAAACTATAGTAGAGGATCGAACGAAGGAGGAGACAATCTAGCCAGCACTTGTATATCTTCATTTGCTTGTGTTATACTTCCACCAAAGATCATAGCTAGTGGTTATGATATAACAGAATAACTCGTGCGGTCATAGGTCACACGTCGAGTCGAAATCTCGCGTGTGGCTTTTCTTTTTGCCACACCTTTGAGGGAGTGGCACTTTTTATGGCAACAAACACCGTTGATATGCAATCAGCATTTGATACTGAACTGAACCGCCTTCTCGCCCTCGGCCTTACTCCTGAACTAGAAACCCTCGCCCGTCGCTACTACTCAGACAAAGAGCGCCAGTCAATGGATGAGGATCAGTTTTGTGGACCCCATCGTTCATTTCCCGTCACCTCGGCGGCTGATGTTTCTAATGCCGCGCATCTCGTTGGCCATGCTGATGATCCCGCTGCTGTGAAATCTTGCATCATACGTAAGGCAAAAGCTCATGGCTGGTCACTACCGGACAGTTGGGAAACAGGGGAGAACAAAGATGATGGTGAGCGAGCCGTCAAGGCAGAGAACCATCCCCCATTCTCTGGCACCCATAGCCATACCCATCCTTCCTTTGGCGCTCAAGGTGAAGATGCAATGCATGAGCATGGACACTCCCATGATGGTGATGCCGATCATGGACATGAGCATAGCGAGGAACGCGCCCACACTTCGCCTGCTACCCTTCAAGTCAGTGATCGCCATGTGATGTCCCTTCCCCTTGTGCGTATCGATGCCACAAAGCGCGAGGTATGGGGGCAGGCAACCGCAGAAGTACCTGATAGCTATGGCACTATCTTTGGTTTTTGTCCCGATGCCTGGACGCAGTGGCGTGGCAATATCCGAGAGCAGCACGACCCAAAGAAGGCCGTAGGCAAAGCCGTTGAAATCAATCCTGACGAGCAGGAACGTGCAATCTACGTCGGCTCGCGTGTAAGCCGTGGCGCACAAGATACCTGGCTCAAAGTCGAGGACAATGTTCTCACGGGCTATAGTGCCTCAATCATTCCAGATCCTGAATTTGGCAATGATATTAAACGCTGGCCCAAGAAAACGTATGAGGGAAAAGAGTATCCCTATTTGCCGCGCTATACCGTCGCTGAGTTGTCCCTTGTCGATAATCCCGCCTGCCCTGGGTGCAACATAGAGATAGTGCGCGCTGATGGCTTTGCTACCGATGTGCTCGACATGAGAGAAGATGAGCAGGAAGAGCAGAAGCAAGAGACGCAGGATCGTGCTGGCGCACGCGTTGGCAAAGGAACCCAAGATGCTAATCACACAGCAATTGGTCATACCC